TCTTATTGTTCCATTAATTAAAGAATATATGGAAATAGGAGTTAAAAACGATGACCTTTTAATTAAAATGGCTGCTTTAGCACAACGTGCTATGAACAGTGAAGGTGGAGAAAGTTCACTAGGTATTTCAGACGAAGAAAAACAACAACTACTTGACGAGATAAGCAAGTTTAAATCTGAGTAATAATGGCTAGTAGTAGAGGTCTAATAGCTATTAATAATGTAGCTAATAATTCTAAACAAAATAGTTTTAGTACCTTTACTAATTTAGGACTTAATAGTCTTATAATAGCAGGACGTGTTATTAGTATTGTACTGGATGAAACTCACCCACGATTTGGAGAGTTTGGTGAATGGAATGGGTTGGGTACTATTGAATTTGATTTAGTAGATTCCCCAACTCCAGCAAACCAATTATATCCTACAGCTCGCCCTTTAGACCCCTCAGTTAAAAGTTTTCCTTTAATAAATGAAATTGTTTATATATTAGCTTTACCTAATACTAATATAGGTGAATTTTCAACTACTAAAACTAATTATTACATAAACACTGTTGGGATTTGGAATCACCCCCATCATAATGCTTTTCCACAAAACTCTAATATACTTCCTCCTTCTCAACAAAAAGATTACATTCAAACAGAGTTAGGTAGTGTAAGAAGAGTAACAGACCAATCTACTGAGATATTTTTAGGGAGAACATTTGTTGAAAAGGGGGATATTCACCCACTTTTACCTTTTGAAGGAGACAAAATTGTAGAAGGAAGATGGGGTAATACAATCCGTTTAGGTTCTACAGTAAAAAATACTCCAAATACTTGGTCTTCAATTGGAGAAAATGGTGATCCTATTACTATAATTCGTAATGGACAAGGTAACCAAACTGATGAAGGTTGGATTCCAACTATAGAAGATATCAATAATGATGATTCATCTATATATTTTACCAGCACTCAAAAGATTCCTTTAGAAGCATCTAGTACTTCTTACTCTAGTTACTCTTCTAATCCCCCTACTAAACCAAACGAATACGCTGGTAAGCAGCTTATTTTAAATTCGGGTCGTTTAGTATTTAATTCTACCGAAGACCACGTATTATTATCGTCTAAAAAAACGGTAAATATCAACGCTATAAGCGGTTTTAGTATTGATTCACCTCAGTCTGTGATTCAATCAAATAGTGTATTATTAGGTGGAGTTAACGCAACAGAATCTGTACTTAAGGGAGACACTACTATTAATATTTTAGTTGATTTAGTTACTCAATTACAGGCTTTAACTATTGCTTTACAAACAGTTACTCCTACAGGGGGTCCTGCTGTAGCGGCAGCTGCAACACAATTAGTTCCCCAACTATCAAGCATTATTACTCAATTGCAAACTACAACTAAATCACAAGTAAGCAAAACACTCTAATGGCTGGGATTGATATAACTACAATTTTAAATTCTCTTACTTCTCAATTTACACCTGGGTCATGTCCTGATCCTGCTGTGTTACAATCTATAGTTGAAAAACGAAATAATATAGTAGGTAAATTAAATACTGTAGGACAAACATTAAATGTAATTACAACTACTTATACTGGGGTATCTAATTTTTTAGATATATTATTATTCTCAGTATCTAATATAAAAAATGTTAGAACAGGATTAAATCAAGCTGCCAAACTTATTCCAGCAATTCCGGGGGCTGCGGTTTCGGCTATTAATGATTTAAGTGATGCCTCTGATAGAATAACATTTGATAATTTAGGTAATTCTAAACTTCAACAACAAAAAGATAGAATAGATAGTTTAGTTATTCCTATTGCTATATTTTCTAAAATAATCCAAAATATAGTTACTTTACTTAATTCTTTAGATGCTTTAATTACGGCTTGTGATACTAATGTCTCTTTAGATTCTCTTTCAGAAACTATAATTCAAACTGCTAATACTCAAATTCAAGCAGATGCTAATGATGGGTCCTATAAAGGATTTACTTTTCAAATAGAAGAAGTACCTTTTAGTTCTACTGTTAATCGTATAAAAGCAGTAGCATTTAATCAATCAGGAATTGCCCTATTAGAAACACCTTTATCATTTACAACAAACACTCAAACATTAATCGATGAACTTAAGCTAATAATTGATAGAGACAATTTAAAAGCTTATTAAATTCAATATTTATAACAGATGAAACCAAGTGAATTAAAATCATTTATCAAAGAAGCAGTTAGAGAAGCTATCCAAGAGGAACTAAAAGATATCCTTTTGGAAGCCGTTCGTGCTCCTAAAGCACCAATCCAGGAAGCTTATCAAATGCATCCTGTGACTGTTAATGCAACTACTACCCAAACCCCCGCTAAATCACCCGCTGAAAAAAGAGCTATGATGGAAAGTATTATGGGAGATATGAGAAGAGGGCAAGATACTCTCAACTTTACTTCAGCTAATGCTGTAACTGCAAATACTTTACAAGTTGCCCCGGGTATGAATACTACAGGAGACGGGTCAAAATTGCCCGAGGGTAATGTGGGTTTAGACATGATTATGGGTCTAATGAAAGGAGGTAAATAATGGCATTTGGAGCACAAAAGATATTTCCAATTGATACCAAACCAGGAACGGCTGTTGGTGTTGCTATACCTTTTGATGCCCCCGGTGTTTTTTACTCTACTTATACTACAAAAGATGCTGTTAGAAATAATTTATTAAATTTCTTTTTAACAGACCCTCCTGAAAGATACTTAAATCCTACATTTGGTGGGGGTTTAAGAGCATTTATTTTTGAGCAAATTACTTCTGATAATCTTGATAGTTTAAAAGAAGACGTACAATCTAAATTAACTCGTTATTTCCCAAATGTGGTTATAGGAAGTTTAGAAATACTCCAAAACCCAGACTACAACACTATAACTGTATCTTTAAAATATAATGTTGTAGATACCACTATATCAGACGAAATTCAAATAGCATTCAACTAATGGCTGTAAGACGTAACATACAATATATAAACAAGGATTTTACCGAGTTAAGAGCGAGTTTAATTAATTACGCTCGCACTTATTTTCCTACAACCTACAATGATTTTAGTCCAGCATCACCTGGTATGATGTTTATGGAGATGGCTGCTTATGTAGGTGATATTATGTCTTTTTACTTAGATAATCAAATCCAAGAGACATACCTACAATATGCTCGTCAAACAAATAATTTGTATGAATTAGCTTATATGTTTGGTTATAAACCAAATGTAACTCAAGTTGCTACAGTTGATGTAGATTTTTATCAACAAGTCCCAGCACTACCTCTTAACACCCCAGATTTTAATTATACCTTATATATCCCAGAAAATACCACAGTAGTATCTTCAATCTCAGGAAGTATATCTTTTATAATCCAAGATCCTGTTGATTTTAGTGTTTCTTCTTCGGGTGATCCTACAGAAGTTAATGTTTATTCTGTAGATAATAGTGGAAATCCTGTTTATTTTCTTTTAAAGAAAACCAGAAAAGCTATATCTTCTACAATTAATACTACATCTTTTACTTTTGGGGCTCCTCAACAATTTTCTACAGTAGAAATTACAGCTAATAATATTGTAGGTATTTTAGATATTATTGATAGTGATGGTAATACTTGGTATGAAGTAGATTATTTAGCTCAAGATACAGTTTACGATTCTATTAAAAATACTAACGTAAACGATCCTAATTTATCACAATACCAAGGTGATACACCATTTCTTCTACAATTAAAATCTGTACAAAGAAGATTTACTAGTCGTTTCTTAAATAATACTACCCTCCAGCTACAATTTGGAGCAGGAACTTCAGCAGATACTGATGAAGAGATTTTACCAAATCCTGATAATGTTGGTTTGGGTTTACCATTTGAAAAAGATAAACTTACAACTGCCTTTGCTCCTTCTAACTTTGTATTTACTAAGACATATGGTATAGCCCCGTCAAATACCACTTTAACAGTAAGATATTTAACAGGTGGTGGGGTTAGTGCAAACGTACCTGCTAATACAATTACTTCAATTACAAGTGGAAATATACAGTTTTTAAATACTAATTTAAACGCTACTACAGCTAATACTATATTTAATTCTTTAGCAGTTAATAATTTAACAGCAGCTGATGGTGGAGGAGATGGGGATACAACAGAAGAACTTAGACAAAACGCTTCAGCTAATTTTGCAACTCAACTTCGTAATGTAACACAGGACGATTATTTAGTTAGAGCACTTTCATTACCTGCTAAATACGGAGTTATAGCTAAGGCCTATATTGAGCCTACTAAAGCTCAATCTGTAGCATCTGGTGCTGCTGCTTCTATTCTTGATTTATATGTTCTTTCATTTGATAATACATCTAAATTAAGAACCGCGTCTGTTGCTCTTAAACAAAATTTATCTACATATCTTTCTCAATACAGAATGGTAAATGATTCTATTAATATTAAAGATGCATTTATCATTAATATTGGAGTTAATTTTGATATTATAGTACTTCCTAATTTTAATTCAAATGAAGTGCTTACAAGATGTATTTTAGCAATGCAAGACTTTTTTGCTATTAAAAACTGGCAAATTAATGAACCTATTATTTTAAGGGATCTATATGTTATCTTAGATGAAATTGAAGGAGTTCAAACCGTAAAAAATATAACTATTTCAAATAAAGCAGGAGTAGCTTTAGGCTATTCTCAATTTGCTTATGATGTAGTAGGGGCTACAATTAATAATGTAGTTTACCCTTCAATTGACCCTATGATTTTTGAAGTAAAATATCCTAACACTGATATTCAGGGTAGAGTAGTAAATCTATAAGACAATGGCAGTATATAAAATTTTCCCAGAAAAAGACGCTACAATGTATTCATTGTTCCCTGCTATGAATACAGGGTTAGATGAGATATTAGATGTAGGTAATTTAAATCTTTTAACAAATACTAACCCCCAAGTTTCAAGAGCTTTAATTAAGTTTAATCAGGATGATATTAACAATACCTTTACTGGTCTTATAAAAAATTCAAACTGGACTGCTAATTTAAGATTGTTTATAGCTACTGCTCAAAGTATTGATACTGATTACCAATTAGAAGTTTACCCAGTTTCAGGTTCTTGGACTATGGGAACTGGTAAATATTT